CTGGGCGCTCAACACACCAGGCGGTGTGGTTGATCTACGCACGGGCCGCATGCGACCGCACCGGCGCGATGATCGGATGACCAAGGTGACCACGGCCACACCGCAGGGCGACAGCCCGACGTGGCGAGCATTCCTGGCCGACGTCACAGGCGGCGACGCTGAACTGATTGCCTACCTGCAACTGATGGTCGGCTACTGCCTGACGGGCGTAACCAGCGAGCACGCGCTGTTCTTCCTGTACGGGACAGGCGCGAACGGCAAGTCGGTGTTCGTCAACGTCCTGACCACCATCTTGGGCGACTACGCGGCCAACGCACCGATGGACACGTTCATGGAGGCACGCACCGACCGGCATCCGACCGATCTGGCGGGCCTGCGCGGCGCACGGTTTGTGTCATCCATCGAAACCGAACAGGGTCGGCGGTGGAACGAATCCAAGGTCAAGGCCATCACCGGTGGCGACAAGGTTTCCGCACGCTTCATGCGCCAGGACTTCTTCGAGTACGTGCCGCAGTTCAAGCCGGTGATCGTCGGCAACCACAAGCCCGCCATCCGCAACATCGACGAAGCGATGAAGCGGCGCATGCACCTCGTCCCGTTCACGGTGACCATCCCGCCCGAGAAGCGCGACGGCCGACTGACCGAGAAGCTGCTCGCCGAACGCGACGGCATCCTTGCCTGGGCCGTCGCCGGTTGTCTCGAATGGAGGCGCGAGGGCTTGAAGCCGCCCGCCTGTGTCGTATCGGCGACGGAGGAGTACTTCGAAGCCGAGGACGCGCTCGGGCAGTGGATCGATGAGCGCTGTCTGCTCGCCAACAGCCACCGCGAAGGCGTGTCCGAACTGTTCGCCGACTGGCGCGAATGGGCCGAACGGGCCGGCGAATACGTGGGCTCGGTCAAGCGCTTCTCCGAGCTGATGGCGGCGCGCAAGTTCGAGAAATGCCGGCTGACCGGGGGCGCCCGCGGCATCGCGGGGATCGCCCTGCGCCCCAAGCCGTACAGCCACGCCTACCCCTATCGGGACGACTGAGCCAACCCAATGAACACAGGGGCGAGTGACGGATTTGACAGGTCTGCTGGTTTACCTCTCACGCGTGCGCGCACGCGCACGTCATGGAGAGTTTCCGGCAAACCCGTCAAATCCGTCACTCACCCACCGGAAATGGAGCAATGACGATGACCATGACCATCCTTGCCCTCGATCTGGGCACCACCACCGGCTGGGCGCTGCGCGACAACGACGACCATATCACGAGCGGCACCGAGCATTTCAAGCCGCAGCGCTTCGAAGGTGGCGGAATGAGATACCTGCGCTTCAAGCGCTGGCTGACCGACATCAAGCAGTGTGCCGACGGCCTCGACTGGGTGGTGTTCGAGGAGGTACGTCGACACGCGGGTGTCGATGCCGCCCATGCTTACGGCGGCTTCATGGCCCACCTGACGGCTTGGTGCGAGCAGCACAACATCCCGTACCAGGGCGTTCCGGTCGGCACGATCAAGAAGCACGCCACCGGCAAGGGCAACGCCGGCAAGGCCGAGATGATCGCGGCCGCCAAGGCGCGCGGCATCACGCCGGTCGACGACAACCACGCCGATGCGCTGGCGCTGCTGGACTGGGCGATGGCCCAAGGAGGTGTGGCATGAGAACCCAGTCCGTTTCCATCCCCTGCGCCCTCGGGCGTCTGGCCTCGCCGTCACCGGCCAGCAGCGACGAGCTGCGCGCCATGCGTGCGGCGGCCTGGCACAAGCAAGGCATTGTGGTCGTACCGCTGGAGGACATCTACGACGAGCGGGACCGAGCGTTTCTGACCGGCATCGCCACCAAGCTCTACGGTGCGCGGACCGCCACGACGAAGCAGAGTCGTCCATGGCGCGAAGGCGAAGTCATCGACCGGGGTGATGGCGAGACCTGGACGGTGGTGGCGACCACGGCCAAGTCGATCACCGTGCAACGTGACCGCGACGGCGCGCTGGCGACCCTCGGGCAACTCGGGGAGGCGCGGCCATGACCAAGAAAACCCAACGCGCCCGAGCCAGGGCCGAGAAGAAGCCGCGCATCGGTGAGGAGCACATTCGCCCTGATGGCAGTGTGATCCGCTACGTCCGCGAGGAAGATGATGACCGCAAGCCCGTCGATCACTACCGCTCCGTGGACACGCTGGCGCTGATGCTCCGAAACGGCAGCATCACCGGTGCCATGCACGATGCCGGCCAGCAGTTCTCGCAGGACTTCGCGCGTGCGTTCGGCAGTGGCGTTGCCAGCCCCAAGCTCGACGGTCTGCCAGGTGGCACCGCGCCCGGGCAGATGATGGTCGAGAGGAACGCTGGTGCTGCCCGAGCGGTTCGGGATGCACTGGAGGCAGTGGGCGGCAGTGGCAGTCCGGCCGGATCGGCGCTGTGGTACGTGGCCGGTTTGGGGCAGTCGGTTCGAGAGTGGGCACTGCGCCAGGGCTGGGCCGGCAAGGCAATCTCCCTGCACGAGGCAAAGGGCATCCTGATCGCTGGGCTGGGCGTGTTGGCTCGGTACTACGGTTATGACCGCAGTGGAAGCGGCCGCCACCGGCGAACAGCATCGGCTGAAGCCACGCCTTGACACGGGCCTGGGGGCTGAGTTTAATAACTGTTATTAGTCGTCAGGAGAAATTGCGATGCCGACCAGTGTTGCGCTCAGCCCCCACTTCGAAACCTTCATCCGCCAGCAGGTCGACTCGGGCCGCTTCAACAACGTCAGCGAGGTGGTCCGCGCCGGACTGCGTCTGCTTGAAGAGCGCGAAGCCGAACAAGCCGCCAAGCTCGCCGCCTTGCGCGAGGCGGTGGCGGTGGGCTTGGCCAGTGGGCCGGATATTCCTGCAGACGAGGTGTTTGATCGACTTGAGGCGAAGTATCTCGCGATGGCTGAAGCGGCGGAAAGAGCCTGATGCGACTGGTATTCCTGCCGCAGGCCGAAACGGATCTCGAGGCCATCGGTGACTACATCGCTCGCGATAATCCACGGCGGGCGATCAGTTTCGTGCGCGAGCTGCGCGGGCAGTGTCGCAAGATCACGGAGGCGCCCAAAGCCTACCGGCCACGGCCGGAGCTCGGCAAAGGCCTGCGCTCATGCGCCTATGGCAACTACGTCGTGTTTTTCTTCGAGGAGCCCGGTCTGGTGCGTATCGTTCGGGTGCTGCATGGCGCGATGGACATCGAAGCGCAGTTCGCTGAAAAAAATTCTGCTCCCGACGCCAAAACCTAGTTGAATCTTTGTACATATAAGGTACAGTAATCCCGTACTGCTAATAACTGCGCCCACCGGAAACACCGCGTGGGCGTTGTCGTTTCTGGGCCAGGCGTTCGCCTCTCTGCCCAGCGCTGGAGACTCCCCCATGAAACTCCTTATCACCCGCCCGGTGGTCCTCACCGGCGACGGCGGCACGCGCGCGTTCGTCCCTGGCTTGACGGTCGATGTCGATGCGGCCACCGCTGAACAGATCCTGGTGAGTCAGGCCGGCATCGCTGCCGAGCCTGCCGCCTCAGCCGAAGCTGCTACCACCCCACGCCGCCGGAAGTCCGCCGATGCTGAAACTTGACGTCACCGCAGACGTGGCCAAGGCGACCGAGCACCTCTCGGAACTGGCTCAGCAGCACGTCCCGAACGCTGCAGCCAAGGCACTGACCCGCACAGCCTTCGACGCCCGCGATGCGGTGCGTGACGGTCTGCCCGAGCGCTTCAACCTGCGCCGCCCGTGGATCAGCCGGGGTATTGGCGTGACGCCAGCCAAGCCCCGCACGCTGATGGCCGAGGTCTGGTCGCGGGATCGGTTCATGGCATTGCAAGAGGCCGGCGGTACCAAGACCGGCAAGCTGGCGATTCCCGTCGGCCCGATGGCACAGACCGCCCAGACCCGCGTCATCCCCAAGAGCCAGTGGCCGGGCCAGGTGATGGCGAAGAAGAACGTGTTCTACCGCGCCGGTGCCGTGTTCGAGCGCCGCGACGAGAAGCGCATCCTGGCGTTGTACCTGCTGCGTCGCCAGCAGAAGGTCGAAGCGCGTTTTGGCATGGCCGACACCGTGCGCAGCGTGGCCCTGCGTGAGTACCAGCGGCAGATGGAACGGGCGCTGCGCGAGGAGCTCACTCGTGCGAGCTGACGCATCTGACACATCTGACGGGTCCTCCCGGGCCATCTAAAAAGCGGGGGGCGCGAGCGCGGCGCTTTTTTAGCGTCAGGCCGCAAAAACAGGTTACCACCCGGCCAGGTTACCGGCCCCGGTTACCACCCCGAACGCAGTTACCACTCACCAGAATCGTCATTCAACCAACCCGCCCTGCGGCAACGCTCGGCGGGTTTTGTTTTTGGGGCTTCCATTTTGAACACGCTCAACGTCGAGTACCGCAAGGTCGAGGCGCTGATTCCTTACGCCCGCAATCCGCGCACGCACGCCGAGAGCCAGATCGCCAAGATCGCGGCCAGCATCGTCGAGTACGGTTGGACGAATCCGATCCTGGTCGACGGCGACAACGGCATCATCGCCGGGCACGGGCGTTTGGCCGCTGCGCGCAAGCTCGGCCTGGATCAGGTGCCGGTGATCGAACTTGCGCACCTGACCCCGGCGCAGAAGCGCGCGCTCGTCATCGCCGATAACCGGCGGGCGCGGGATGCGGGCTGGGACGAGGAGCTGCTGGCGCTGGAACTGGCCGAGCTTTCCGAGGCCGGGTACGAGCTGGCGCTGACCGGCTTCGAGCGGTTCGAGATCGACGCGCTGCTGGCCGATGCCGCCATTGCCGATGAGCCAGAGCAGCAGGATGCGGAAGCTGATGACGAGCCCGACGCCGACGATGACGTGCCGGGTACGCCGGTGGTGCCGGTGTCGCGCCCGGGAGACGTCTGGCAGCTCGGGGCACACCGCTTGATCTGCGGCGACGCCGCCGAGCCGAGCGTGATCGCTGCGCTGATGCAAGGCGACAGCGCGCGACTGTGCTTCACCTCGCCGCCCTACGGCAACCAGCGCGACTACACCTCGGGCGGGATCAAAGATTGGGATGGCCTGATGCGCGGCGTGTTCGCGCACCTGCCGATGGCCGACGACGGACAGGTGCTGGTCAACCTGGGCCT